TCACCATAGATTTTTACTCAATGAAAAAATACCTCACTAGACCTAATTTTGATTAGGATTTAAATCACATTTTACTTAAAATGTAGAAAACTTTCAAAAGTGTAAGTATTACATACTAAATTGCAACGCAAATAGTAAAACCTGAGATAAACTCCTAAGGATAGCATACACTTAAATTAAAATGAATTGGATATAACACTGCGCATAAGCTGCACCACCAGCAGTGAGTAACACTAGAGAACTAGTGTTAAAGGATGAAGTCCCATCAGTTGTAATATACTGTATATTATGACCAGTTATATTATCAATTGGATCAGTTGTCTGATCATAATAACTAAATCCTGTTCCTATCATTACGGTGTCTTTATAAAGATTAAAAGTAGCCTGATTTATAACAAAACCAGCACCATTAAAAAAACACGATCCTATAAACAAGTAATTTCCAGCTGGTAAAGTAAATTGAGTGGCACCAACTGATTGAATGATATTTAGACCATTAGTAACATAAAATTGAGGATTTGTAACTCCATCATATTGGTTAATGTACGTGGTACCAGATATCAAAGTCTTGTTAAAGGATAGAAACTGACTAACAGTATGATTGAAAGGTGCAGCTGACAAAGTTTCCAGAACAGGAACACTAAGTTCAACAGTGTAACGAACATGTAATTCGCCTAAAACAGCACCGTTAGTAGTCTGACCTTGATTAGCAATAAAGAAATTTGCACAATCATAGGTTTTAATATCAGAATTAGCAGGTATTCCCCCAACACGTACAAAACGTGCAACTGAATTCTGATGAAGTTCCTTTGGGTCTAAAGTCAAAGCAATAGTTTGATAAGCCATACCATCTGCATGGGGGTCAGTATCTTCTTGCTGTTGCTTATTAAAAGGAGGAGCATCACTGGCATCATAGTCTGCTGAAAGAATTACCTTACCAACATTTGAACCAGTAGAGTACTCAGTAACTTCAGGTTTATAGAAAAAAGTAAGTTCAATGAATCTATACTTCTCATAATTCTTGGCTATAGTTGATAACCAAGGAAATGTGTTAGCCTGACCAGGATTAACAGCATAAGGAGTATTGGCATACACAGGTTGATTTGCAACAACATATTCACCAATATATTCAGATTCCTTAATCATGATTCTTTTTCTATTACCAAAACCTTGGTTTTGGCGTGTACCAACAACACCAGATAAGTTCTGTGTTTTTGGATGTTTGGGTGCACGAAATGCTAGGGCCTTACTTTGACGTGAGACGCGACGATTGCCTTCTGATTTCAATTTCTTCAATTCAGCATGCATCATCTTTTTAAGCATTTGTTGATCCGGACGGATCTTTTTACCTCTAGAACGAGGTGTAGATTTCTTACTTTTACGATTTTTCTCCATAATTTATTTTAAAAATACGCTAGCTATTTAAGCCCCGTCCGGGGCACGCATTTTTAAAGATCATTATAATCAGTTAAATTATAGTTATAGTAAACTTCATCAAAAGAAATCCACAACTGCCAGAACAGACCTTCAAGAGAAGGATTTATTTTTACAAGGTTGGTCATCCTCTGTAAAACATCATGGTAAAATTCAGGTGATACGCATAATTGCAACATACCACCCAATCTTTGCATTTCCATGTGATCCATACCAATAAATTGTTTTTTCTTTCGATTTACTAATACTGAACGACATTTTTGCTCATCATGATGTATATATGGGAAGAAACGCATTGAACAGAAATCCAAATCTTTTACAGATATTGGTGTGCCTTTCCACTCAATTTGAGCATGACGAGAAGATAAATCAAGAAGATGTTCTGACGACATAACAAGATCGTCACCATTAATAATAACAGTATTTTCATCAAAAAATTTATCAAGATCATACTTATAATTTTCAAGAACCATATACATACGCCACAAAATGTTTATAACTAAAGTCAAATAATCCCCAGAACCTAAACCACCTTTCACTAGGTAGCAATTTCCGTTAATTGAAATCATCTTATTAACTGAATTAAACTTAATTCGGTTAAGCCATTTAGTTGTAACATCATCAAGAACCATATTTTTACCAATACGATCATAAACTTGTGATATAAATTGTGGACTTATTGAAGAATCTTGTGCACTTGTATCTGTAGCATACAAGTATTTTCGCATCATTAATTTATCAAGATAAATCTTGAAAGCTCCTTTCTGAGGTGAATCAGAAACAGCTGATGAAATTCCCTTCTTAATAAAACTATTAGCATAAAATTGTTGCGTAAAAGTATACAGCATTATTGTTGCTAAAAAAGTATGTTCTACAGGATAAGAAGTAAAAAGCCGAGGAGTTTTCGATTCGACTCTAATTTCATCTTTTTGAGATCCATTAATAATACAAAACGATGGTGTTTCTAAATATTCTTCTAAATAATCAAAAAGTTGAGGATCTTTTCGATCTTTAATGCCCAATAACTTACCTCCAAAACCAACCGAAGCATCTTTGTTGAGCAAACAAAAAGCCTCTTCACGTTTAATTATCTGGCAATCACCTATATTTTTAAAATAATGATCAAAAGTCAAATCAACACACTTTTGATCAAGATCAGGGTAAATACGATCATACTTTCGTAATCGATCGATTAATTGATCATAATGGCCAAGTTTGGCTAAGTCATAACCAGAACCAAGCTGTGAATGTAACACAACATCAGGTCCTTTATATCGCGGGTTGTATAATTTAATTTCACTAACAAGACCTTCACGATAATATTGAGATTTCTTTGAAGTTTTTTTATTCATAATTGAACATACATATTCAATATTATTAGTTACAAAAACTTCTGGTTGACTTATAAAATAAATAGGTGGGTTGGGATAGAGAGGTAAGCAATTCAGTTTTTTGCTACCGCATAGTGCATAAGCTCATGCACTACAGGGATAGCAATGGAGCGAGGTGATATATCAGTCGTTTCACAACCAACATTCAAACCAACTATATAATTTTGATCATCAATTATATAAGCTCCACAATCAGTATACGTCGAATCCGCTGGCGAAGTAAGAACATGCCAGGTAGTGTCATAAGTAACACTAGTTGATTGCACATTATGCGGTGAGATCCAAGTGGCATTAAAACCACCCTCTTTAGGTATACTTAATTGAAAAGGCACAAATTTTTCAACAACCGGAGAGGTTGTTGAATAGACTGCCCAGTCATCAATAGATTTTTCTAATGACTTAGGAGATGATTTTATTACTTTCACAAAATTTAAACTATATTTAGAACCCTTATATTTCATAAAAGCAACATCCTTAAAATGTGCTGGAACTGCCAAATGCATATTCTTTTCCTTATCAACATCAAGAGGTAATGCTGATCCACAATATTCATTATATTTATCATATATTTTTGGCATACGAGCAGCTATGTTCAAGGGAACTTTACCATGCTCTTGAAGATGTTTTCTTTTGCAATTTTGATCAATACACTTCATTCCTTTATAGCAAAGTTCTGGTTTAGATATAAAAGAAGGTTTTACGAGTTTAACATCCCTTAGTGGTAATCGTCTTTTAACTTTTACTGGGACTTTCTCAACGTTAGAAACTGGAGACTCGGTCTGTGCGAGTGATTTCTTAGCCGTAATAATGACCTCTCCCTTATCCATCTTAGCATCATGTCTTTTCTTATATGTGGTGAAACGTTCATCACCACCACTTTTCTTATAAATAAGATATGATTGATAAAGGGCGCGCTTCTTCAACGCACGATCACTAAAGTTCTTCTTTTTAATAGGTTTCTTTTGTGGTTCCTTTGAATTATACTCCATATTCATATCAAGTCGATCCTGATACACCTCTCTAATATAATCCTTTTCTCTCTCTTCTTTTGATGCTTTCAGATAATCATTCTCTTCTCTGAGATAATTTTCTTCCTCAATCCATTGTTGGTACTCAGCTACATTATCAGCTCCCAACTGATAATCAGTACCAAGGTATTCACCGTTTTTATACCATGAATAATTATATTGACCATCCTGCTTGTAAGTAAAACCGGGTAACAATTCACCGTCAATACCAAAAAATTGAGTTGAAAATAAAGCATTATCTTGGCCTCCATTAGGATCATAATAAAACCACAATTTACCTGGTTTCTTATTCCCTAAACTTCGCATCAATGCAGAGGTTGTTTGATGTCTATTTCTCTTATTATCACCTTTTGCATGAAACTCTAAATTATAAGTTTTACGTAGAGCTTTTTTGAGCAATTTTTCATCAATTCGCTTACGATTATCGACTATGCTAGCTTGTGGGTCGAAACCACGAACTGGTTTTTTTGACATTGCATATGCAGTAGCATTAATAGCCACAAGTATGGATGACGAAACCAAAACAAATGTTGAAGCATATTTCGTTGCATAACTCAATAAAGACATAAAATCAGTTTTTTGAGCTAACTTAACATTCTTTTCATCCAATATTCTCCCAATAGTGGCTCTAAGTAACAAAGAACCAAAAATCTGGGGTAAAGGGTGTTGTGATAACATACCAATAAAACCATTGGTAGGAAAAATAGTAGATAATTCTGCTTCTGGAGCCTTAGGATTAATATTATAATAATATTTTGCAGAATTATAAAGTGAAACATAATTACTAAGAATTAAACCCAAAGCACAAACAATAGCTAATCCATCAGGATTTTGAGCTATAAAAGTTGCTGACTTCTTAATAATTGGTACTAAAAATTTTACGATAGCACTTATCATTGGTGATGCGGGAAAAGATATGGTATCAATTACATTAGCTACATAATCACAAACTGATGATATAGTGCCTGCTGCAATCGCAGACAAGAATCCATTACCTCTCTTCTTCTCATTCTTACTTAAATAAACCTCAAGGTCTACATTATCATTGACTTCAACGTCAAAATGTTTTTTAACCAAATCCTTAGAATCATTAGCATTACGTAAAATTAAACGATGTGGGCTCCCAACACTATTTTTGACATATGTATCTGTTAGAATTGCATAACCTCTAATCAAGAGTGCATGAAAACGGTCAAAATACAAATCTTTAGCATACATATCAGTGTATGTCTTAGATGTTATTTCAATATCTTTTACTGAAAAACCTTCGCACTCACATGCGTCGACTGGAGCTTTACATATACAACACTTACCATCAGAAGCATAGATGGGCAGTTCACATAATATGAAAGAGCCAAAATGTATGTTTTTATATGTATGTATTTGTTTCCCAAGCATATCAAAAGTAATAGTTTTCAACGGGAAAATGGGATATTTATGCCCTCCACAAATAAGTGATGGGGCCTGTGTTTCACCAGAACCCAAACCACCACGTAAAGGTTCCAATTTAAATTGGGCATAAAAAGCGTCAAGAAACGCTATATGTCTAGAATTTATTTTAATGTCGCTTAACAACATTAAAGGAGTTATATCATGAGCTATAGAAATTCCAGATGTACATAATAGTGATATTGGTACACCATTATGAGCTGCTTTTGGAGCGACAGCCAATAAAGCAGCAAAATCAAAAATTCCTGCAGTGAAAATACGAACAGCAAGATTGCTATTCAACAAATACCATTCCACTGGACAAATAAATGATTGCTTCTTTTCAATATCTTGTATACAAGATTCACTAAGGGTATAATTTGAATCCATAGTAGGAAAAGCATCAACATCGCCCAAATCACGTGTTGAAAAAATCTTCTCATTAGGAGATTCTAATGTGAGGTAAACTGCGGGTTTAACCTCTTTCTTAAAAGAAAATAAATTTCTTAACTGATCACCTATACTCTTAGAAAAAGTTTTCTTACTTTCAACGGGAGGAGACACTTCATCATCATCCGATTGGTAAGAAAAATCAATTTCCACATCAGGTGTAGTTTCAGTCGTAGGGTAATGTGTTCT